CTCGCAGCTCATGCCAGTCCCAGGATCGGACTCGTTGCTGCGCTCGATCATCGGCGACGAGAAGCGATAGGTATGTTTCGAAGTGCTGGGCTGAAAGGTGTTCGAATCCTGCAGCGCGAAGCTCTCGGGCCCCGTGCTGTCGCCAGGGTCATAGCCCGTCACCACGTAGTAGTTGCGCGTGTCACTGATCGAGCGCTCGAAATTCCCGTCGAGGATGTCGGTGCCCTCGGTAAAGGTGAACTCTTGAGTCGCTCGTGGCCTGCCGCCCACCATGAAGCGGTATACCTGGCCGCCGAGCGTCTCGAAGGTGCGATAGCGCCCGCCCGAGCCAGTGACCGCGCTGAAGTCGCAGTCGATCGCGTCATAGCGTTCGATGTAGCCCATCGCCGTCTCGCCCGCCTCTTGGAGGTCGATCAATGGGTTATCGCTATTGCCGTTGTGCCAGATGAAGGCGTCATCGACATCGCCGTAGACGGTGCTGCTGCCATTGATGTTGGCGTCGGTGTAGGACACGCCGGCCTTGTTCAGCACGGCTTTGACGATCGCAGGCGCTGTACCGGTCTGTGTGCCGAGCAGGTCATAGATGAACAGGCCGCCGTACAGCTGCGGGTCCTCCCAGTTTTCGTATTCCTCGGCACGCGTCAGCAGGCCGCGACACACCGTCTCGACGCCGCGCGGATTGTGCGAGTACCGAAAGTCGCGCACGAAGCCGATGAATCGCACGCTCACGTTCGAACCGACCACGCCCAGTGTCAAGGTGACCGCGTCGTCGTACGTCACCGCCAGCTTGGTCGGCGTGACAATCGATGCTTCACTGATCCGCTTGTCGAAGCCGAATGATGCGCGCGCGGACAGGATGTTGGTGAAACTTCCGGTGCTGCCGCCGGTCCATGCCGCGGACGCGGCCACACGCCGCAAAATCGCCATGACTCAGGTCTCCCAGAACTCGACGTTGGCCAACTGGATGCCCTGGGGCGTGATGCGCGTGCGCTCGAGCGAGACGAACAGCACCGCGACCCCAGCCGGCTCTTCGGAATAGACTAACGAGCCATTGGTGCCGACGGCGCCTTCGAACGTTTTGAGCGCCGCGTAAGAATCGAACTTGGCTGCGCCGCGGATCTTGGTCACGGCCTTGCCGATGACGTCGATGACCGCGGTATTGGAGCCGGGGATCAGCCGCTCGCTAACCGTCTGCGCGGTCTGGCGTGTCGGCGGATCGACCAGCAGCGAGAAGGTATACGCGCTGCCGCCACTCGGCGTATAGCTGGCCATCAGCCGGCACCCGCCAGATTCTGGGCAGCCGCATTCTCAGCAGCCATGCGAGCCGTGTGGAACACCGATGTGATCTGCGCTTCGACGTCCCGCATGAACCCTTCGCCGGTCAGGGTGATCTGGATCTGGAGGCCCTGCTCGCGACCCTGCGCAATCTGCCGCAACCAGCCATTGGCCTCCTGTAACGCATTCACCGTCGCCAGCCCACGCTCCTGGGTGATCTGGAATAACTGCTGCTCGATGTCAGCACGCTCGGCCACGCGTCCCGCGAGCTCCACCGGGCGAGTCGCATCAAACGCCGCCAGCCGCGCACCAGGCAGAACATTCCTCGCCAGGTTGCGAATGTCCAGCCGCGAGGCGCGGGCTTCCTCGGGCGAGATCTGACGGCGCATCGCCAGCACCAGACGGTCGCGTTCCATCCGTGACTCGACGTCCTCGAGTCCTTCGGTGGCCGGCAATGCGGCCTGTCGCGCGCGCAACACCTGCTCGGTGGCGTCGCGCTGGAGCGCGGCCAGACGTTCCTGCGTCGGCAACATGCTGAGACGGATAGCGGCTTCCTGAGCAGTCAGGTTGACGGCCTGGTGCTGCAGGCCGATCTGCACGTTCTGTGCATCGTTCAGGGCCGTGGCCGCAGCGCGGATCTGGTCCTGCCAGTCGAGGCGCGCCTGCAAGTCGGTGCGGTCCTTGTCGGACAGCACCGGCGGCGTGTTCTCGGTCGCGTTGAGCTGACGCAGCCGCAGCAGTTCGCGATCGGCTCGCTGGGCTTCATTGGTCGTTTGCAGCTGTTGCGCTTGGTTGAGGCCAGGAATGACGACGCCTGCCCCGGCTGCCGCCACCCTGGCGATGTCGGCGACCTTCGACCAGACCGGGTCGTTCAACGTTTTGGCGGTATCTTGCAGGGCATTGTTGAGGAACTTAAAGATGTTGTTTTCCGCATTGGCCGCGGACGTGGCGGTTGGCCCGACCAATTTGCCCAGGGTGCCCATTAGGCTGGCCGCTGATTGATCCGCGGTATTCATGGCGCCGGCCAGGTTCTTGATCTCGCCGGTGTACGAGCCATACATCGGGATGGTGCTGGCCATGGCCGCGGAGTGCTGGCGTTCGGCCTCCACGGCTTTCATGGTGACATCGACCACCTGCTGCAGCACGCGATGGATGACCGTTCCTGCCGTGCTCGCGCCCAGGAAGGCAAGGCCGAGCTGCCGCACGGATACCGCGGTCTGAGTGATCTGGGCCGCAGCTCCAGCACCTGGGGGACCGGCGCGCGCGGCTTGAAGCGCCGCTTCCATCCCGCCGGCGCGCTGGAAGGCGGCGGCGCGCGCCGCCGCCTCGGCGACTTTGCTGGATTGCTCGCCCTGCTGCTGGACCTGCTGGATGGCCCGGCCATAGCGTTCAACGGCAGCCGTGTCGGCAACCGTCTGGATGGTGACTTTGAGTTGCTCTTCAGTCGCCATCGTTTGTTATCCGGGAATTACCACTTGCTTTACATCCGGCGGATATCGTCTTGAGTGTCCGCCGGGTGACGCCCGATCAGCGTCCGCAAGTGTCGGCGGACCCATAACCGCCGCGGCCCGGCGGACTGTTCTGACCGTATGGGAGGTCAATTCATGGAATTCTTGGTTGGTTGGGTGGCGTTTGCCATCCTGGGCGCGATCATTGCCGGCGCTAAAGGCCACAATGCAATCGGCTTTTTCTTTCTTGGCCTGTTTCTGAGTCCGTTGCTCAGCATCATCGCAGCCCTCGTCGTGAAGCCCAACAGAAAGTATCTGGACGCCGAAGCCCTGGGGAAAGGCGAGGCCCGCAAGTGCCCGTTCTGTGCTGAGCTGATTCGCCCAGAAGCGAAGGTCTGCCGCTACTGCAGCCGCGAATTGCCCGAGTTGCCAGTTGCTCCTGCGCCTGCTCCAAAGCCAGCCCCGAAGGGCCTTCGCTGGATCGGCTAATTCACTCATCGTCGTCCATGATGACCGCGACGTCATCCGGCCCCAGGCCCGCCCAGGCCTGGGCGACTTCGCCTTCGACCACCAGAAAGCTGAGTAGGCGCTGGCGGCGATCGGCGTCGACGTCCTCCCAATACAGCGGGCCCGTGCCTTCGAAGCGGTCCGCCAGGATGATCGGCACATAGTCGATCGGCGGACCTAGGCCGGCACGCTGCTCGGGACGGCGCCGTTGGTCCGAGAGGTAGCTTCTGAGCGCTCGGCGCGTGCTTTTGGGACGGCCGCGGAATCGGCCATCGCCTCGACGTAGCGCAACACCAGCGTATTGAGGATGTCGATGGGCAGGTCGCGCGGCCCGAGTCCATCCTTCGGCAACGGCATGATCGTCCCGTCCTCGTCCTCGAGATTCCAACCAAGCACGATCTCAGAGAACGCCTCCCAGAACTCCGCGGGATCCTGGCTCAGGAACGCGTCGTAGGTGCGTGCGCGCACGTTCAGCCGCATCTCGACCCACCACTCGGGATAGCCGATATCCTCGAGCCCGATCCTGGTGCTCTTGATCGGCAGGCTCACAACTGGTTGATCATGTTGCCGCGCGCACGCCAGTTGCCCGTCGTGGTAACCGCGGCGTCCACCGCGCTCCTGATACTCATATCCACCCAGGCTGGGCCGCCGAAGTACTTAGTCATCGCAGCACTGCTCGGATAGATGGCGAGGTTGGTCCCGTCGACGCTGGTCGCTGCCTGACGCAGGGTCGTATCGTCACTGGCCCAGAAGCCCTCGAGCGTGCCGCGGCTGCCGGGGAAGCCGATGACGCTGGTGCGGTTGGTGGCGCCGAACTCGGTGGTATCCACGTCGTCGACCGTGTTGTCGATGGTGAAGGCGCGAATCGCGCCGACCAGCACCGGCGACCCGCTGCCAGTCGTGGACATGTACACCAACCCGGATTTGCCGTGGTACTTGACTGCCAAGGTCAGGCTCCCTTTCTCAGAAGGGACCGATCGTCAAAAGATTCGAGATCGGTCAACAGGTGGGCCGCGCGTGCGGCGAAGGTGTGCGGGGCAACGGCGATTTTGGCTTGGCCTGCCGCGTAGCGACGGGCGGGCGAATCCAGCAGGTAGGCGCGCAGGACATCTTCGAGCTGGCCTGGGCCGAAGGTCGGCACCGATTGCCCGAAAGTCTCGATGAGCTCGGCTCGGTAGTCGGAGACCTGGAACACGCCGCAGGCGGCCAGCTCGTAAGTACGCGGATTGATGCTCTCGGCCCCCTGCACATGGTCGATGCCGCGGCCGTACAGTCGGCTCGAGCGGTGCAGGTTCAGACCGATCCTGGCGCGTCGATAGAGCGCCACAGCGCGCGCGTTCGACATAGGCCGGCCGCGCACGAACTGGCGCACCCGGTGTCGCGAGCCGAGCAGCGACCAGTTGCCGTACAGCCCCAGGTCGATGCCCTTCCAATTGACGCTGGCCAGCTGCTCGATGCGCTCCTCGAAGCCGGTGCCAACGAAGACCACGTCGTGCGCCGGCACCGATTCATCAGGCGGCGCTGGGAGGTGCCGCGCCGGGTCGTAGGCGTGGCGCAGGTAGCCGGCGCCAAGCCGTTGGGCTGAAGTCCGCTCAGTGGTCCAGACGACGTCGACGAGGGCCGCCATACGCGCTTGTTGCTCGTCCTCGTATGGCGACTCGGTCAACAGCACGGCCGTCTTCAGACGCGCCCTATGCATCAATTGGAGCACGTCCGGGTGGAAGTACATGCCCGAGATGACCAGCACCCAGTCGACGTCGTAGCGCAGGGCCATTTCGAAGGCTTCGATGCTGCCGCGGTAGACCGTATCGGGCCACGTGGGCCGCTGGTCGGCGGGCTTGCCGCGAGCTCGCCAGAGCTTGTGCAGCCAGTCACGACTCAGGGCAAGGCGTGGCTCGAGCGCGTAGTACTTGCACTCCACGTCCGGCTCGGCGCGCAGCGCGGCCAAGTAGCCGTCCTCGACATCTTTGGTCGAAAACGATGCGCCGGCGCCGACGAGCAGGACGCGCAGCATCTCTCCTAGCCGCCGCTGACTCGCTTGCTGGGGTCGGTGAGCTGCGGACCCGAGACTCTGACAGACGGATCGGTGGGTGCCTGGCCACCGCCAGGATTACTCGGCTTGGGTGTTGCTGCCGAACCAGGCTTCAATTCCCAGGACGGTTTCGGTGCAGATGGCATGGGCGTGACAGAGATCCTTTCAGGGGTTGATGATGACCGGCGCACAGCCGCAGGTCGCGGCGATCTGGTAGTACGCGAGCAGGTTGGCCTTGGTCTCGTCGATGACTTCAGACGGAACTTCTGGAGAAAACGTGTGAATGGCGCTGTAGACCGAAAAGTGTGGACAGCGCCAGGTGAGCACCTCGGTGCCGGGTCCGCCGCTGGTGTGGTCGTAAAACGCCTGATACTGGGGTTGGACTTCTTCTGTACTCATGGTTTCCTCGCATCGGCGCCGACCTGGTACCACGCGCCCACGGCCACGCGCGGGTCGCAGAAGCGGTCGAATTCGCCGATAAACTCGAAGCCGGCACCTTCCAGCGCTCGACGCAGGGTGACAAGGTCGTACGACCACTGATGGTGGGACGGTTGGGCGGTCGAGAAGAGGACCATCTCGTTCAGCTCGTCCAGGTCGCGCAGGTCGCGACAATGACCCGAGGGGAATTCGGCCGGCGCGGGCTCGTCCAGGACGTAGCGGCGCATGACCTCGCGCATGTCCGGGACCATGATCCCCAGGCGTCCGCCAGAGACGAGCACGCGATGGCACTCGCGCAGGAACAAATGTGCCTCGCCGCGCTCGAGGTGCTCCAGAAAATGCCCGGCGTAGATCTCCGAAACCGAATCGGTATCCCACGGCAGCGGTGGCACGCGCAGCACCAGGTTCACCCCGGGGTAGGCTTGTTCGTCGATGTTGACCCAGCCGGGCATGCGCATCGGCAACTCGCCCGCGCCAATGTTCAGGCGAATGGTGCCGATGCTCAGTGCCACCACAGCAGCTCCCCGCCGGGCCGCGCGATGCTGACGATCTGATCCACCCAGGCCACGTCGCCGCCGCTGAAGTTGAAGGCCTGCACGGCGGCATCGAAGTCGCCCTCGTAGCGCAAGCCCCACTCGACACGCTGCGCGATGTGGCGCGGGAACACGAGACAGTCGGCGTCGATGTTGCCGACGGTCAGATCCTGGGAGCGCCAGATCTTCTCACCCCAGTACGAGCGGAAGCGAAAGAAGATCGGTCGCGGATGCGGTTGCGCCTCGATCGCCACCTCGATACTTGCCAGGGCATCCTGCGCGGCAATGTTGTCGTCCTGCGAGAACCAGACCCACGGCGCCGATGCCGCCCGGGCGCCGGCGGTGCGCTGGGGCTGCCCGACACAGTGCGTCCCGGCGTCGTGCTCGAGCCAGGAAAATCCTTCCGTTTCGACCAGCGTGCGCGCATTGGTCAACTGGTGGCTGTAGCCGCCGAAGGTGTCGCCGACCACCAGCACCTCGACGCCGGCACTTTCAGCTTGCGCCCGCAGCGACTCGAGCGTGAGCGCCAAGCTGTCGCGGCCAATGGTCGGAATGACGACACTTAGCCAGGGCCTCACGTCAACACCTCGAGTCGCACCGAGGCACCAAGCGCCGCTATGCCGGCGACATCCACGCGACCGTACGCGCCGCCGCCGCTCACGCGGGCCGACGACACCTTGCCGCCAAGTCTCGGATCGGCGTCGATGGCCAGTTTGATCGAGTTGGTGCCCGAAGGCGAAAGATATGGGTTGATCCACGTCTGGGCGCGGCCGAAGCCTGGCTCGAGACCGACAAGCACCCAGATATCGAAGTGCCACACGCTATCTCCGTCAAAGTCGTTATCGAAGCTCCAGTCGACCAGCCGCGGATAGGCGCACGGGAAATTCATCTTGTCTGGCTCGGTGGCATACGCGCGCAGGCCGCTGATGCTGGCCAGGCGATCCTTGATGGCCGTCTGGATCTCATCCACCGTCGGCTCGGTCGCAACTGTCATGGGATAGGCTGGCCTGCCAGATAGGCCGTGACACGCAGGCCGAGGCGCGCGAACCCGGCGGTAATCCGGGCGCGGTTGCTGGCGTAGGCGCGCTGCATGAAGGGCTGCGGCTGGATACCGCGACGCTGGATCGCACGAGCCAGAACGAACGCTTCACTACGCAGGG